CTACGACCTTACAAGTCCACCCTTCTTTTAGCTTACCCCAGCCATGAACCTCTATCTTCCATCCTGCTCGCAAGATAGCCGGAAGATGCTCACACTCGCTTATCTTTTTCACCCTGGCGTTTATGTTGGCCCTGCTCGTTGTCTGCACCAGCAGCGTCTCTTCGTCTCTAAGACAAAGTATGTCTCCGATACTGAAAAGGTCTTGTCGAATACGAGCCCAAGGGTTCCAGTGCTCGACTATTTGGCATAAATAACCTCGCTCCCTAAGTAAGGCTAGAGACCTCTGAGTAGGACTAACCGACGAACGGCGTGTTTTCTTGGTGTCAGTGGCAGAGATTGTCATCGTGACGACAGTCTTAATGGTTTATCGAGCCTAAGATTACTCCATCGCAACAAGGAGAAAACATGAAGATCGTACTTACAAAACAGCAGCTAGGTGAACTCATCAAGGAACACTTCTACGACAACTACAACCTGCCTAAAAACATGGCAGTAGTGTTCGACCACGATAACCACATGGAGTTCTGTGTGATCTACGTTAGGGATGAAAACAATGAACTATGACTGGTGGCTAGACAGACAACTTTGGGAATACGACAGGGAGAGAGAGTATGAGCACCAACAACAGCTGGAACAACAGGAGTACGAACTTGGAGAAGTGGAAACCGACGAGGAGTGATTGGATCTTATGCAGCATATTGGGAATCTTTTACGGGGTACTCCTGTTCCTGTTCGTAAGGTAGAAAACATGAAATTCGCTGAACTCAACAAAATCAACGTCAACAGCAAGATCGAGAAGAAAAACAACCTGTCGTATCTATCATGGGCATGGGCTGTAGAACAACTTTTGCTCAACGATCCGAGTGCTACGTGGGAGTACAAGCCTCACCAAATGTGGGGCGAAACAGTCATGGTGTTCTGCGAGGTCAAAGCATTTGGAGTTTCTCGCACTGCCCAACTTCCGGTTATGGACCACAGAAACAAGGCGATCTCTAATCCTGATGCTTTTGCAGTCAATACGGCTATGCAAAGGTGCTTAGCAAAGGCAATAGCTTTACACGGCATCGGTCTTTATATCTACGCTGGAGAAGATCTGCCTTCCGATGAAAAGGTCGATGAGCTTGAGGCCTACAAGTCAAAACTCGAAGCAGCAGAGTCGCTAGACGCGTTAAAAGCAGAGTTCTCTCCGGCTTATAAAGCTATGAAAGACAAGCCAGAAATAAAAGAACTCGTCGCTGTTTACGAAGCCAAGAAGAAATCACTTACGGAAGTCAAATGAACCTAGACCGCTTTGAAGAAGGCTTGATCGACGACATCCAGACTGACCGCTGCAAAAAACTCTTGTGGTCGGTCATAAACCTGGCAGTAGAAGATGCGTGTCGCGCTCCGTACAACAAAAAGCCAAGCACCGAGTCGATAACCGCCATGAGGTTTTTAATCGGGAACGGCAAGGAAGCTGACGTTGATTCTTGGCTTATGTGGCTGGATGTAAACGGTCCGGTGTTTAGAAGGAGACTCTTGGAAGCTATGTTCTCGGATTACCACGATAAGTTCCCAGACATGGCAAGACGAGCTTTTAGAGCAAATTACAACTGGTGGAGGCTCAATGCGACTGATTTTAACGACTGAGAATGACCGTAGGAAGGCTGTAGAGGCTCTACAAGGCGCTGAATTGGGTTACATGGTAACTATTACCAAACCTCCTCGTACAGCGGCTCAGAATCGGTTTTATTGGGCGATCCTTACTGCGTGTTCTGAACAACTTATGAACCAGGAATACACACAGGACATCTGGCACGAATGGGCGAAAACTCGATTCTTGCCCACAAGGATCGTAGACCTACCTGGCGGCCAAGTGAAGGAGATTGAGCCTTCTACCGCTTCTCTCACGGTCTCTGAGTTCTCTGATCTTGTGGAACAGCTCCTCCAGTACGCGTTGGAAAAAGGCTTGATTTGGACTGATGAGATGAAAGACGCTGAACTAGATTTAAGGAAGATCAATGTACATAAACAAAAAGTTGCTTGAGGCTTGCAGGCACATCCCTTGCGGATCGTGTTTTTGCGAAGATGGAACGGTTGTCGCCGCACACAGGAACCAAGGAAAAGGCATGGGCATTAAGGTATCTGATGCTTTAGTAGCATCCCTGTGCTTTCGTTGTCACACATACTTAGACCAGGGGAAGGATATGTCTCGTGAAGAACGTCGAGACTTCTGGAACCAAGCGTATATCAACACGATGCAGGCAATGATCGAACGAGGATTTCTAAAGGTGCAAAATGGAACAAAGAACTGAAGATTGGTACAAAGCAAGACTAGGCCATGTAACGGCTTCTAGGGCTTCAGACGCGATTGCAAAGCAAGGTACGGCTACGCGTAGGAACTACGCAATCCAGCTCGTCACAGAGCGTTTAACGGGCTTACAGACCGATTCTTTTACGAACGCGGCTATGCAGTGGGGTACAGAGCAAGAACCTATCGCTAGGGTCGCTTATGAGCAGGCTACAGGCTCGATTGTGGAGCAGACAGGTTTTCATAAGCATAAGAGCATAGAATGGCTTGGAGCATCTCCTGATGGGTTTGTAGGCTCAGGTCTGATCGAGATCAAGTGTCCTAACTCAAACACTCACGTTGATTATTTATTAGCAAAGGAGGTTCCCACCAAGTACAAGTCTCAAATGCTCACTCAAATGCTCGTGACAGGTAAAACATGGTGCGACTTTGTAAGTTTCGACCCAAGGCTTCCCGATCACTTGCAGTTATTCATTGTTAGATACGAACCAAAGCCAGAGGAGTTCAAGATCATTGAGCTTCAACTCACGAACTTTCTAGCCGAGGTGAACGAAATGGAGAAATCGCTATGCCAAAAGAACTAACCGGAAGTATTAGCAAGAACAAGAAAAAAGAAAAAGACGCTCACCCTGATTACAGAGGGTCAGCGACTATAGGAGGGATTGACTACTGGGTCTCAGGTTGGGTTAACGATGGCTCTGATGGTAAGTATCTGGGTCTAAAGTTCCAACAGAAGGATGGAGAGTCAAAACCCGCAAAACAAGACGATGACGATTCCGTACCGTTCTGAGGAGACAAACATGCACCTAAGCAAACACCAAAGCCTGTTGAGGCAGGCTTATATTGTTAGACCCAAGCTCATAACCGACGATTCTCCTGCTCTTGATAAAGCGATCAGGACCATCGAGAGTGAGAATCCCAGTGCGTTTTGGAAAGAGAAGGACTTTGAAAAGCGGAGGTTCTACCATGCACCACGGCCAGGCACTCCTTACGCGGCTGCTACTCATGCGTGGCCGAAGGAACTACTATGAGCAACTGGAAAGAGTTAATCGAGAATCAGACCAGGAAAGAACGGTTCAGGCCCGTCGAAGAAATATGGAGGGAATACGGGTGGATTCCTCCAAGCACCGAGTGTCAAGAGACGATGGCAAAGCATAAAGCGTTTAAGGAATGGTCGATCCGTGGCATCGTGGATCAACCTTATCAAGCAAGTTAAATCTTCGGACGTAGAGGAGATCGCGGCAGCGTATGAGAAAGCGCTGCCGTTTGTCGTTCAGGATTGGGCGAAGATGATCCTAAAACTTCCTAAGACTAAAAGACTCCCAATTATCGAGAAGATAGATAAGGTTCACGGAGACAAGATAGGGCAAATGGTCAGGGACGAAGTTACCGCGCAACACCGCGACTTTTCTCGAAACTTCTCATGCCAGCAATCCCCAGCATCCCGCTCAAAATAACCCATAGCGCGTCTGTATCGAGCATGGGAGGAGGCGATACCTCACGAGGAACATAACCCTCAGCCTGCAACCAGGTCCACGCCCAAACAAGTAAAGGGTAAAGCAGGAACTGGTAAAACATCGCACCAGCGCCAACCCAACCTATTGCAGGTCTCCAGCCAGCCACAAAGAGATTTTGATTCGCAGCCTCAACCTTATTAACTTCCATCTGACCGAGATCGATAGCCTGGTCGATGCGTTTGGCTTCTAACTCAAGCTGCATCCGTTCTTTATCGGTTGTTATCAGGTCCGATGCGACCTTACCAACAGACTCGATCACCGACCCTATGCCTAAGAAGTTCATAATTTCAACGTCCGGTTTAGCCAACCAAGTAAAAACTTCATCTGGCTTCTATCTCTGGTCACGATGTCACGATAACGAGCGATCTTTGCAAGCGCATAGTAGGCCACAAATAGCTCAGGATTGGCTTGGTTGAGTGCTTGTACGGTCTTGGGTCCAATAGAACCGTCTGGAGCGGTTTTAACGCATATCTGGGCTAGTTTAGAAGCGACAGAAACGCCTGTGTTGACTGCAAAGTTAAAGATAGAAGAAGCGATTACGTCTGACTCAATTTCATCGCCTCTTATCTTGTTCCAGAAGTTTGTTTTGTAGAAGTCTCGGACCATTTGAGTAGGAGGGGTTTCTGTGTAGTCAATGTACTGCCAACCCTCCCAGTTAGGATTCATCTTGCGAGCAATACCTGCGTAGGTCATGCCACCCCGATCACCAGGAACCTCATGGAGAACGTAACCGCCCTCGTCCTCCATCATCTTATCGAACGCCGACTCAAAGCTAGCCAATTGCTTCACCCCTGAAATAAGCCGTTCCTTCTATGACCTCACACAACTCCGGTGGAAGCAACCTGCCATTTTGGAACTTTAAGACCGCAAAGCCCTGACACCAAGGAACGGGATTATCTTCCATGTAAGCAAACTGATCGCCATCAGGATCTGCAAGCATACCCGTAGACACACCATATCGACGACCGGTGTAGTCACCCCAACCTTTGACTTCTAAAAGGTGGGTATGCCCTGAGACGGTAGAGATGCCAGCCTTAAGCACGTTGTTGTAACCGGAGTGGATGCCTCCGTGTTGAAGTCGATGTTTAACCATGCAGGCCTCGTTGACCATCACCGACCAGGATACCGTCCATTCTGGGATATGATCTTTAAGACATGTTCCACCGATACCCTTGAACTCAGGAACCTGCCCTGCCAAACGCCTATCGAAGCGTATATCGTGGTTTCCTGTTGTTCTATGTAGGAATGTTCCTAAACCCTTACAAGCCTTGACGATCTTATCCATGTGCCACTGGACCGCTTCGAGTTCATCCCTGAGACTCGCAACAGGACTCCAATCCATAGGACCAAATCGGCTAATCGACCCTCCATCTAGGATGTCGCCGTTAGCAATAATCGCCTTAGGCTTGAGCATCTTGATGACTTTAAGAAGCGCGTTAAACCCTACGGATGGTTCGCCAGGCATAAAGTGAGCGTCAGAGAAAACAACGACGTAACCATCTACGGTTAAGATAGATCGTTTAGCGTTTTGAGGAATAGTAAGAGAGTGTTCCGAGTCTAGGAATAAACCGTAACGTGACTCGATAGACCTGCGCCTTAGATAGACGCTGCGTTGTGAAGTGTTAAGAGCCCTAGCAACCCCAGCAGGACTTTTTAGCTCTCGGAATAGCGCGATGAACTCATCGTCGCTGCATTTTGCGTTGTGAACCATGATGAAGCCCCCAGTGCTCGACGCTTTGGATCATCTTTCGCGGGATCACTAGCGATTGAGCTATTGCGTCATCCGTAACGGACTGACAAATCTTCAGGCCACGCTCATTATCTGCAACTAAAAAGCCAATTGAGGTTACAAGCGGAACCTGAAACTCGGCGGCTTTTTCGAGGCTCTCACCCCATCCCAAAGTGTCATGCGCTGCATCTTCCCAAACTACTTTAACTATCTGCGGAAGAGTTTTCATTCTTCTTGTCTTTTATCGCGTGATACCACTTCCAGACAAGCCAACCGGATTGAAGCACAATATATAACAACGTGGCAAGTGCAACCCATTCATTGAGTGTTAATCCACCCACAGTAACAGCCGTTGTTATGGCTATGGGAGGCGCTGCTTTTACAGCTTCCGTGATGACATCAGACTTTTGTTCCGGCGACATGACAACCTCATACGGCTACTTTACGAATGGCTCTTACAACTAAGGATTGGTTCTTAGCGTTATTGAACTGACCACCGTCTACAAAGTCAATTCTAGTGGCTGTTGTAAGACCAGCGCCAGGATTGGTGCTAGACCAAGTCCTCAAGTTAGTAGCAAAGGCTTCTGATCCGCCAGACTGAAACGCAGCAACGCTTGTTTGTGCTGGTGTTCCTGTGGTGTAGTTAGAACCCCTAGAAGGCACTGAGTAGGAGTTTGTACCGTAAGAAGTGCTATTAGACTGTGTGGTTGGCTTGAGGTTGTAGTAACAGATCTCTAGCTCATACAGAGCAGGTAGATACCAGTCTGAGTAGCCGTTGATTGTTAGTGCGGCACACCACTGAGCAGCAGGGTAGGTAGATGAATCTAACTCTGCTGTATTAGTCGCACCGTCATAGGAAGATAAACCTAAAGAGTCTGAGGTTGCAGAGGTCTTGTAGTTGATAGACGCGTTCTCACCCGATGACTTAGGCGAGACAAGTAGATAGTAAGTGTTGCCACCAAAGGAGATCTGTCCTGCGTAGTAGCCACCTTCCCAGAACTCACCGATAGCAGACGGTCCAAAGCGATTACGAGCACCTGGGCCAAAGCCTCTGACAGAACCGCCTCCTAATGCTTCTAGGACAGGCATTATGCGTACCTGGACTGACTAGCCAAAACAGTGAACGTTGCTGAGCCTGTCTTGATGATGGAGTAGGAATACACGTCGATAGAACTAGCATTGCCTGCTGTAGGAGCAGTGCCACCTAGCCATTTAGGTGTAACCGACGAACCATCTACTTGCACCGCAGAGTTGTAGTAAGCAGGTCAAAACTTCTCCGGTCGCCATTGCGGTATTCAGTGACGTACCAGAAGAGGCTCTAAAGTTAACTGTAAAGTTCCCAGAGGCGTTAGTTGTGTAGTACAAAACACCTTGGGTTGTCGTGTCAAAGTTGATCGTACCTGTTGCTGCTGTTGCTGATACCGTGATTGTCTCAACAACACCTTGCAGCTTTGCACCGATCTGAGAGGATGTGGATGCTAGAGAGAGTTGTTTAGCAAAGGTTGCTGCTTGTGAAGCAGAGATGGTAAGTGCTGTCGTACCTGCTGTCTTGATTTCTAGGATGTCTGTATTGTCAGACGTAATAGAGGTTCCAGCGGTAGCAGCATTAAGGACGTTAGCCATTATTTACCTCAACCCAGTTAACGGTTGCTTCATCCCAACTGTACATCTTTCCGTCTGTAGGCATCGCTACTGGCGCTTCCCACTGTGCATTAGCGTTAAGTAACCAGCTAGCAAAGGGCTTAGGCGGTACGAAAGCGTCTATATCTTCGCGGTAGGTATAACCAATCCCTGCGTAGTTCTTACGCATGTTTCCGTTGTAGGAAGTCTGCTTCCAAGTACCACCGAGAATCTTTTCTAGGTGTGCAGCGCCGATATGCTCTTTCTCAACACCGGAAGCGTCAGAGGTGTCTTTGTTATCAACAACTACCACCTGAGTAACGATGTTGTTTTCATCTAATTTGCAAAAGTGAGCCATTACGCCTCCAGCTTTAATCCGGTTAAATCCATTTCTTCCCCGACAACACCGACTGGGAAAGTGTTAAACGATAGTGAGATTCTTACCTCATCGCCTTTGACTTCAGGAACCATATGGGTTAACGATGAAGGAAACAGAATCAATCTGCCTGCATAAGCCTCAAACCACCAACTCTCAGAGTTGTACGGGTTCCACTGGTCAGGAGGAAACTTGATCTGCTGCCAGCCATCTTTGTAGAAGTAAATCCTGTCATCAGGGTTGGTCTGGACGTAGAACACACCTGAGATGTAACTATTAGGATGAGCGTGTTTGTGGTGATACTGACCTTGTTCGCTATAGTTGCACCAGCTTTGCGTGACTCTTAAGGATACATTGTGCTTAGGATTGACTGTGCTTTTGAAGTAATCCGAGACGCTATCTTCTATGAATGAGCGCAGGCTTGTCAGTACAGGGCTACGAAGTACGAAGTTATCAGTGCTTGTCGTATTTCCCTGATTAGGTCTTGTCTCAAGCTCACGGATGAAGAACAACTCCTCATCAGACAAGGGACGACCTAACTCAGCAAATCCAACAGGGATGGGGAATAAGTTATGCAACTGCACGTTCAAATTCCTCTTTGGCTATGCCCATCTCGCGGAGTTGCTCGTCGGTGTAGATTGTAGGGATGCTGTCCTCAAACTCTCTGATCTTGTCTATCACCCAATAGACCTCTTCAATACTCGGGCAAGGTCTAGGATCATCCCAACGTGTAAAGACGTTGTTAGAAATTTCCCACTTCGCCCCAGGACGA